AGGTGAGTACAACGTACCGAGATATATTGCCGCGTTTAATAAACGTATTGAACCGTTATTAGTTGTCTTCCCTGAAGATATCAGACCTGAAGTATTAGTTGAGAACCCAAGTGATAGACCATACTTCACACGAACACAAACCGAACTCGTTAGAGGGTTCCCTAGAAAAGAAGGTGACCAAGATACGTTAGAGGAGGTATTAACATTATCTGACACAGAACTAAAGTTTTGGGATAGTGTGGGTATCGACCCTTACTATATGTATGTTGACGGTACTTTAGATATGGTGGATAATAAAGTGGTTAGTGATAATAAGAAACTACTCACAGACTATGTGTTACCAAAACCTAAGGAATACAATAGTGGTCAAGAATTTATTAAACAACGAATGATTCAGGAACGTATTAAGAAACAGGAAAAACCTACACCACAACAATCACTTAAGTTTAATTAGTAAACACAAAAAAAGGGGTCATTAAGACCCCTTTTTTTATTATATATGTGGTTATTAAATCGCAGTAAACGGACCTTGGAATGGTCTGTACTGTAATGTCTTATTTAAGTTTTCTGCTTCAGAAGCTCTTCTTTCTAACATTTTGTCAGGTCTCAGTCTTTCTAAACGAGTTTGTAGTTCTTCGACTAGTTTCATTTTTTCATCTTTACCTTCAGTTAATAAAGAATCATATTCTAATGAAAGTTCAGAGTCAGGGGTTTTTAAGTTTCCACCAAACTTACCTCTAACACGTCCTAAAGATTCTTTACATATTGCGATGAAGTATTTTCTAACCCAGTTTTGTGCTGGTTTATTAATCTCTTCCCACGATAAATCTTGAGTCTCCACATCTGAAGGTAATTTGATAACGTCAGGATTTTCTTCCATACATTTCTCTCTATCTTCTGTGTTATAGTACCAATACCAAACTTTAGATTGGTTGATTGATTTAGAACCAAAATCGAACCTACCACCAGGTACGTTCATAAGGTGGATGTATTTACCACCACTCGGAGCCGCAGTTACACGATATGTTAAATCCCCACCGATAATTCTATTCTTAAGGTTTCTGTCTTGCATTCTTAAAAGAATGTCAAACGCTGGCATCATATGGTAACTTCCTTGGATACCCATTTGGGCGAATCCACCACCACCACCGATACCTGCACCACCTAAACCACCGAATCCACCCATAAATGGGTCAACTAATGATTCATTAAGTTCTGCACGGGTAAACCATAAAAGTTCGTTTAACTCGCGACCTTTAGGTATTTCGTATATCTGTTGATTTGTTTTTAATTCGATAAAGGCTTTCTCTAATACCCAATCACCACCAGTCTGTAAACCAACGATTTTAGAGTATGCGTATGTGAATTGTGTTTCATAATCCATACTTCTCGTAGTGAACGCTCTCGTTAATGATTGCTCATCAACATTAAGACCGTTTAATGAAGTCCATTGAGACTCTATTAACCAATCCTGTATGTATTGTTCGTATTCTGATAGTGAAAGTTCTAGTAAAGAATCCATTTGGTCGTCATCCAATTCAATTTGTCTGATTGGTGCACCTAATAAGTGTAGGACCTGTTTGTATAATTTACTTTTGTTTTTGGAATTTATAACCATGGTATCTTTTTAATATAAATATCTTTGTTTTAAATAAACTTTAGAATGTTCTTAATAATGTCAAAGTTTTCATTTAATGAATCTACCCCTTTTTGATATTTGATTCCTAATTTAGAAATAAAGTAAGACCCTTTAAGTGGTTTAGCCGATTTAGAATCTACTAAGATTAATGAGTTTTGTTTTACAAAGGCGATGAAATCTGTTTTATATTGTTTTGCTGCACCGACACCGTTAATGAAGTGACCATAGTCAGATTCTTTGATATCCGTAAATGGTTTAATTTGAATTGTATACGTTGGTATTGTAACAACATCTTTGTAGACTACTGCGTCAACACCATTAATCATATCATCGACAACACCTGAACCCCCTACTTTAACAACATTTAAACCATTAAATAGGGGACAATCTTTTAGTAGGTTAATACTCTCCTCTTCGGTTTTTTCACCTTTAACTGATGTCCTGTCTATTGTTGGTAATACGATTGACATATAAATTTCACCATCCTCAGAAACGATTGAACGGTAATTTTGTCTAAAAAACTGAATGAATGTTGAATATATTAAAGGTAACGGTTGGTTAACGTTAATTCCTGAATATTTTAATAATTTAGACATCAAAACAAAGTTTGTATTAATCCTATTAAGTACAGGGTGCCAAACTCCGTCAGTTGTCCACACCCCCGTTTTTACTTTACCCTCAGAGTCTTTGTCTGTTTTCCATTGGTTTGTTGGTGTATATACGTGTTCTAACACTTTGTTAATAAACACTCTCCAATCACTATTATAACCACTTCCGTAGGTTTTCATAATAGACTGAGCAGTATCACGATAACTGTCTTTGTAACTACTTTCCGTCAATAACATACTTAATTTTTTCATTCCGTCTCTTTATAATAAATACTTTGTAAATGATAAACGATTTTTAGAAAAAATACAGGTTTAAGTTTGTAGTAATGAAGATTTATTGTATATTTGTAGTGAACAAAAAAAGACAACTATTATGACATCAGCAACAGAATTTATATCGGAATACAACGGAAGCAACTCATTTCTTAACTCAGTTAAAAGTGGTTACAGTAAGTATGGTCGTCTTACACCAGCTCAATCTGCGGCGGTTATCAAAATAGTTAAGTCAATGAAAGAAAAAGTTAAGTCTATGGCTCCGATTGAAGTTCGTAAGAATATCGAACAGATTATGGAGTACAAAGGAAATAATAAGTTCATCAAAGACTTACAGGAAAAATACGAAAAGTATGGTAAGTTAACTGAGAAGCAAATCGATGCAGGTCTTAAGTCTATTAATCGTAAACCACAGAACACGGTTAAAGAACCGATGAAGCTACCTAAAAACCAAACAATCAGAATCCGTCAGTACATTGCAAAACAAATTAAAGAGGATAAGGATTTAAACTTCTTACCAATTCAGATTGAGGTTTCTCACCTAATTGGAGCGTCTAGAAAGGCACTACACCTAAGAGGTAAAATGTCTACTGAAGTAACTACTGAGTGTCGTTGTTGTGGTAGAGGATTGAAAGACGAGATGTCAATCGCAACGGGAATGGGTAAAACGTGTTCTAAAAATATGGGTGTTGAATACGCAAAGAATCAATCTGATGTTGATAGATTTAAAGAAGACCTACAGAAAAAAGTTGATGAGGTTGGTGTATTTGACTTTTGGGTTCCTAAGTCTCAGGTTTCAGAATGGGATGGGGTGTATAAGTTAGCAGTTAACAGTCAGTTTCAAACTTACGTTAACTCTTAATAGTGATGATTATTTGGTCACCTTCTTTTTTCACTTTGAAATTAGGGGGTGATAAATTTTCATAGTACTCTTTATAATAGTCGACTTTTTCATCTTCGTCCATTGTCGTATCTTCCTCTTCCGATTCGTTAAGTGATGATTCTATTTTTTTGATGGTAATGTCAGTATCCACAATTTCACTATCCCAAACCTTTTCTTTGACTAGTTCTAACTCATCGTGGTATGTGCCCTCACCCAATAATCTATCTTCAACGGAATTACTACTATATCCTTCAACTTCACCACGATATAGGTATGTTCCCGATTCATTGTAACCCGCATTTAACTCTACCTCAAATGTAAAAAGTTTAGGGTCCTTAATAAAAGTACTATCGGTATGGTTTACTGTTGGTGACTGTAGGAAAGACGCTTCAATCTTATCTCTAATTTCGTGGTACCTGTCAAATCCAACACTATTGGTGTTAATCCCAAACATCTTTAACGTTTTAGTGATTACCTCAAAATGTTTAGAGTTGTCACCATCATATTTAGAAATCCCCATACTACTAAAAACTTTAGATAGGTAAGGAATGACTTTGTCGTATTGAAGGTCATTGATTTCAGATAATATTTTACGTCTAAGACTATTCATAGTTTATAAATAGTTATTTTTTAAGAATAGATAGTAAATCTTCCATAACTGAAGTTCCCATTTCGTTTTCATTATCCCCCATAACGGTATCGATAACGTTTTTCTTTCTTTGTAGTATGTCGTAGATTATCATTTCGATAGTGTTTTCAAAAATAGGGTAAAATACCGAAACATTAGATTTTTGTCCGTATCTATAGGCTCTATCTTCGGCTTGTGAATGGTCAGAAGGTACAAATGATAGGTCATTAAAGATTACAACCTCAGCGGATGTTAAGGTGATACCTACCCCCGCAGCTTTGATATTCCCGACAAAGACATCTATTTTATCATCATTTTGAAATTTATCGACAGACTCCTGTCGACTTTGTTTTGTCATTCTTCCGTTTAACATAACAGACCTCTTATTGTATTTCCACGCAATTTCTTCTAACGTTGCCGTAAAGTTTGTAAAAACAATTACCTTTTTTCCTTGCTCCAACGCATTGTCTATTAATTCGTAAGTTGAAGGTAATTTTGATTCTGCAATAATTTGTCGAGCCATCATTAACTTTGAAAGTTTCACAGATAGTGATTTTTTCTCATTTGAATCCTGTTCCCACTCTAAGTAATCACCAATTTCTTTTTCATACTCTTTAGATTTTAAATTCAGATATACGGGACTTATAATTTTATCGGGTAAATCTAATATATCTTCTTTCATCCTTCTAAGTACGTGAGGTTTAACTCTATCTCTAAGTTCTTCTAAATTTGATGCTCCGTTTACGTTCCATACCTTACGTCTACCCGCCATAAATTGATATGCGTCACAATATCTTTTAACAAATCCTGCCCAATTAATGGTTAATGGAGAACCTACTAAATGTAGTAAGTTAAAATAGTTAATCGGTCTTGAGGTCATTGGGGTTCCTGTTAATAACCAAACCTTTCCAACCTGAGAAACTAAGTGGTTAACTAATTGCGTTCTCTTTGCTTGTTTGTTTGAGATATAGTGTGCCTCATCTATTAGAACTAAATCAAATCCTTCATCTAAAAATTTAGATTTAAAATCGTCATCACCTCTTTTTGGTATCTCGTGAAAATTCTTAATAATGTCGTAGTTGATGATTACAAACTTACCATCATCCCATTTTTTACCCTCGACAATACCAACAGATTCGTCAGTGTAGTTTTCAATTTCTCTTTTCCAATTCAGTTTTAAAGATGCTGGACATATGACCAATACTTTTTGTGCTCCACTTTCGATTGATGCGATTACCGCCGATGTGGTTTTACCTAACCCCATATCATCCGCAAGTATGTATTTATCGTTTGCCAATAATTTTACAATAGCCTCTTTTTGATGTTCCATTGGTGGTCTATGAGAATATGGTTCCCAATCAACCTCAACTTTTCTTTCATTACTCGATAGTATGTGAGACTTTGGAACCCATATAAACTCTAAAGGACTTTTATCGATAATTTTACCATATATGTGGTAAGCCTTATCAGTCTGAGTCAATAGTTTCTCAATATAGATTGATTTTGGTGATGTTGGTAGTAGCCTCTCTTCTCTTAATTTCTCACCGAAGTAAGGGTCAATATCTACCCACTTACGGGCCACCTTAGGTGTTTCACCATTGTTCTTTATGATATATTCTGCTTGTGAGCGTGAAGGTTTGTATCCTTTAGTAAAAAAAAGTTTTTCTTTACAGGATAAAATGTAGTTGTTACCACCTTCATAAGTTTTTAATATTTCTATAGCCTTTTGCTCAGGAATCATAAACGCATATTGTATTATATAAGATAAACATATAATTAAAAAGAATCAATAGATATTTATTAGTATGAGTAAAAAGAAACAACCAATAAATAGAATGGGTAAGTTCTTTGGTTACGATGATTTTAATTTAGAATTATCGATGGGCGAAGAGTGGTTACACGGAGATATGAATTTCACTTTAGTTTTATTTAGAGTGGACAGAAGTAAGAGTGTTGATGACGTATATGGTGAATCGGGTAAGGGTGAGATTAAATTCTTTTCCCCTGTTGAGTTCAAAGGGTATGTTCAGATTGCAGGACCTGATAACAAAACCTATTCTAATGGTTTAGGTCGTTATTTGGAGCCAGGTAATATGACCGTTTCTTTATATAAACATCATATGGAAGAGAAAGACATTGAAATTTCCTATGGTGATTATATTGGTTACTATGAAACTGAAGATAGAGTAAGATATTATGAGGTCGCAAATGATGGTAAAGTAACATCAGATAATAAACACACATACGGAGGATTTAAGGCGTTCTATAGAACAATACTTTGTACACCTGTTAGTGAAGACCAATTTAAAGGAATGTAATTATGCCATTACCAAAGAAAGTAAAAAAGGATATTAACGTTTATCCGTCGAAAACATTATTAGAAAGGAGAGAGCAGATGTTGGAAGAAATTACCAACCAAGACACTAATCTACCTGAATCTGTAATGCACGAAGACTTAGATTTAGGAATGTTGGAGTTTGTAAAAGAACACCTACGTTTCAAAAGTGACGGTAAGTACGTTAATTTTATTGAAAAGATACTTTCTTTACAAAGATGGGCTGAGTTATCAAATACCTTTGACTTCATCAATAAAGATGAAAAAATGCAACTACCTTTTATTACTGTAGTTCGTAAACCTGAGGTCCCTTATGGTTCTAATCCGGCACTACAATATACAATTCCCGATAGACAAAGTTTCTTTTATAGAAGGATATCTACATGGGATGGTAATAGATTAGGTGCTGATGTATATAAAATACCTCAACCAATACCTGTCGACATTTCTTTTGATGTTGTTGTGGTTTGTAATCGTATGAGAGAACTAAATGGTTTTAATACAAAAGTGATGCAGAAATTCTCATCTAGACAATCATACACAGTCGTTAAAGGTCACTATATCCCTTTGGTTTTAGAATCGATATCTGACCAATCACAAATAGACTCAATCGAGGGTAGAAGGTTCTATCAACAGGTTTACTCTTTTCAAATGCAAGGATTCTTAATTGACGATGAAGAATTTGAAATAGTACCAGCGATTAATCGAGAGTTAATTATGATGGAATTAGGTGCTGACGTTAAGGGTAATTCATCGGTAAACACATTTAAAACTATTAAACATAATGTGGAGATAAATGCTGAGGTATTTACGGGTGATTCAGTAACCACCACATTTAAGGTTCAGAGAAAAGTCAATAACTTATTCTTTGTCGAGTTAAACGGAATTATTTTGGTTCAGGGAGAGGACTACTTCCACAATGGGAATAGTTCTAATATTATATTCTCAACCCCACCACCATTAGATAGTAAAATACGTATTTCATATTCTTTTGATAATAATTTTGTTGATATTGATGGGTCACGTCTATCTTTAAGTAAGGATATTATAGAATTTGAAGATGGTGTTTATGAGTATGATTTATCTAAGCCTATCCACGACATTATATTAGTTGATGTTGGAGGTATGATACAATTAGAGAATGATTATTATACTTTTAATATTGATAATAAAAAATTGACGGTTAATGAAATACCACCATTAAGTACCCCACCAGTTAAGATGAGTGTGGTATATCTAACAAAATCTTAAAGTTCCCCGTAGATATCTGTCTTAGGTTTACAGTTTTCTTCTATTAGTTTTTCTATGTATTTAAACATTTTTAGACCTTCACTTTTGCAATGGTTTTTTAGCATTGAATGGTGATGTTCACTAATCTTTAAGTTTTTGACTATTTCCTTGTCCATTTGTCGTTGTATGAAAAAAGTATGAAAAAAAACATACTACCAATAAATATAATGGATTTATAAAAGTCTTTTACTAAAAAAATAAATATTTATAGTAGTAAAGAAATAAATTACATAATATAAAATTAAACAATAATGGCAAATTCTAACAGAGTTTTCGTCTCACCAGGGGTTTATACATCAGAAAAAGATTTGAGTTTTGTATCTCAAAGCGTAGGTGTATCTACTTTAGGGTTAGTAGGTGAAACAAAAAAAGGTCCAGCATTCGAACCTGTATTAGTATCAGGTTATAATGAATTTAAAACATTATTTGGAGGACAATCACCTGAAAAATTAGGTGAAACTTTAAAATACCAATTACCGTATTACGCTAAATCATTCTTAAACCAATCATCTCAGTTATTCGTAACTAGAGTGTTAGGATATTCAGGATATAACGCAGGTGATGCACATGCAATCAAAACTATCGGTTCAGTTGATAAATTCAAAACGTCTAGCACTCAAGAAGATATCTTTGATGTTGAGTTAGCTGGTGGGTTGTTAGACTTATCGTCTGTAACATCAGCACAACAAGCATTTTTATCAACAGTACTTGAAGCTAATGACGGTTCAATGTCTTCAGTTGAAGACTTCTTCAATGGAGCTATCAATACTACAGAACCTATAGTTGTAGGTCCTTATGATACTACGTTCGATTGGACAACATTAGGAGTAACAACTGTTGGTCTTACAATGTATAATATGAGTGATTCATTATGGGCTTTACAATCTTGTGGTGATTCATTAAATGACTCAGGATTGTCTTTCTATGGTATTAAGTGGGATGACGCAGGTACTGACAAATTTAAAGTGATAGTACAAAGAATTGGTGTTCAAAGACACGAGGAGTCTCACGGTAAGACTATCGCAATTTTACGTTCAAGAGCTGAATATACAGGTGATACATTAAATCATAAATTAACATCACCAATCACAATGACTAGCTCAACTGTTGAGACTAACAGTATGGGTGATTTCAAATTATCTATGAGTTCAGGTACTCAATCTTTCTCATATACGTGTAACTTAAGTTCATCGTCTAAAAAGTTTATCACTAAGGTAATTGGTGAGTCTGCTTTTGATAAGAACGCTGACTTATACCCAATATACGTTGATAAAGTATTTGATAGTTATTTAACTTGGTTATCATTAACAGGTAAAGTTCAAGGTCTTTCATTAGATATTGAGTCAGTACAAGACGGTGACGACTTCCAAGAATCATATACTTCATCTGTTACACCATATGTGGTATCAGAAGTAAGAGGTGGATTTGTTTCGGACTTATTTAGATTCATCACAATTTCTGATGGTGATTCATCGGCGAAAGAAGTAAAAATATCGATTGTTAATATTAACATCGAAAAACAAGAATTCGATATCATCGTAAGAGACTTCTTCGATACGGATGCAAATCCTATCGTATTAGAGAAATTCTCAAGATGTTCAATGAACCCTGAAGTACCAGGATACGTAGCACGTAAAGTAGGTACATCAGATGGTGAGTACGAATTAAAATCAAGATACGTTATATTAGAATTAGGTTTAGAAGCACCTTCAGATTCTGTACCAGCAGGTTTCAGAGGTTATGAAGTTAAAGACTACGGTTTTGCTACCTCATCTAATCACGATATTAATTATAAAACAGAATATTATAAGGCAGGTGACCAAATTGGTGTTGATGTTAACGGTAACCCAATTCAGGTTAATGCTGATAAAATAAGAAAAGTATTTATGGGTGTTTCTGACACAGTTGGATTTGACCCATCATTCTTTGAATTCTCAGGAAAATCAATCTCAGGTGAAACAACTAAAGGTTTCCACTTATCGTCACAAGCTGACTCTACTGAGTTTGATACTACACCTGAAAATTTCGAAATTAGTGAAGGTAACTTTGAAAAGGCATCGGCATGTAAATTTACATTAGCACCTGTAGGTGGATTTGATGGTTTTGATATCTTCAGAAAAGAAAGAACAAATACTGACCAATATATGATTGGTAAAAATTCATACATTAACTCAGGATTTGATAGTAATATCGGTGAGTCAGATTACTACGCTTTCTTAGATGGTATTATGACATTCAGAAATCCTGAAGCGATTGACATTAACTTATTCTCAACACCTGGTATCAACTTCTTCGACCACTCATCGTTAGTAGGTGAAGCTATTGATATGGTAGAGACAGAAAGAGCGGATTCATTATACATTATTGATTCACCAAACAGAGATAGTGTTGACGAGATAGTAGGAGACTTAGAAGATATAGGTTTTGATTCAAACTACTCAGCAACTTACTGGCCGTGGATTCAAGTTAGAGATACTGAAAATTCAGTACAGGTATATGTATCACCAACAGGTGAAGTTTTAAGAAACATCGCATTAACTGATAACATTGCTTTCCCATGGTTCGCGTCAGCGGGTTACCAAAGAGGTTTAGTAAATTCAATCAAAGCTAAAAAGAAATTAACTTTAGATGAGAGAGATGCGTTATACGTGAATAGAATTAACCCAATCGCAACATTTGCGGATGTAGGTACAATCATTTTCGGTAACAAAACACTACAGGTTAGAGAGTCAGCGTTAGATAGAATTAACGTAAGAAGATTATTACTACAAGCGAGAAAATTAATTTCAAACGTAGCGGTAAGATTGTTATTCGAACAAAACGATGATGTTGTAAGAAATGAATTCTTAAGTTTAGTAAACCCAATTTTAGAGAATATCAAAAAAGAAAGAGGTTTAACAGAATTTAAAGTTGAGGTTTCTTCATCACCTGAAGATATGGACAGAAATCAATTGTCAGGTAAGATTTATATCAAACCAACAAGAGCACTTGAATTTATCGATATTGAGTTCTTAGTTACACCAACAGGAGCATCTTTCGAGAACATTTAATAAAAAAATATAAGAGGGGAAGTTAGTTCTTCCCCTTTTTTAAAAAAATAGAAATGGAAAAAATTTTATTAGAAGAAAATATTAAAAGACTAATGGAGATTATGGACATCGAAGTAACCGAAGGGTTTGACGATGAAGGTAATCCTGATTTTAAATATTATGCTTTTGATTGGGACGATAACATAATGTTTATGCCAACAGAGATTATGGTTAAAACATTCGGAGACCAAGAAATAGGAATGGGTACTGCTGATTTTGCAGAATACAGAAGTCAAATCGGTAAGAATGATTTTGATTACAAAGGACATACAGTAACAGGATTTGCTGATGAACCATTTATTAACTTTGGACCTGCGGGTAACGAACAGTTTGTAAAAGATTCATTAGTTGCATCAACAGGACCATCGTGGGATGATTTTGTAGAGTGTATTAATGGTGGTTCTATATTTGCTATTATAACGGCAAGAGGACACAACCCTGAAGCTTTAAGACAAGGTGTAGAGGAGATAGTTAGAGCTGGTAAGGCAGGATTATCTATAGAGTCTTGTGTTGAGTCACTAAAAAGATATAAGGGAGTTATTGAAGGTAACCCTGATGAGATGTTTAGCGAGTATTTAGATATGTGTAAATTCCATCCTGTATCATTCGGAAAAGGTAGTGCAGCTAATCCTGAAAAGGATAAGATTATCGCATTAGAAGGATTCATAGAACACGTCAATAGATTATCTGAAGAATTAAAGGTAACTATGGAGTTAGAAAATGACATCCAAAATAACTTCGTACCAAAGATAGGGTTCTCAGATGATGACAAATCAAATGTGGACAATGTAATGAAGTACTTAGATGATAAAGACGGTGAGAGTAACGTAAATGTATACTACACCAAAGATGATAAGGTAAAGATGTAATTTACCTTACTAGTATTATACTAGTATTATATATAAACTAGTTATACTAGTTATTATTTATACTGGTTATATTTATATTATATACTGGTTACTAGTAATATGTAGATAAAAAATGACAATGTCAAACAACTTAGAGAATATTTTTAAGAAACTTGATATTTATAAGTAAATAAAAAAATTAATTAAAAGAAATACAAATGGCTGATTTATTAATGAAAATGCCCGTTCCTTACGAACCAAAGAAAAAGAACAGGTTTATTTTGAGATTTCCATCTTCGTTAGGAATTAACGAGTGGTATGTAAGTACAACATCTAGACCCTCAGCTAATATAGGGTCAGTAGAGATTCCCTTTTTAAATACTTCTACATTCGTAGCGGGTAGATTCAACTGGAATACCTTAAACGTGACGTTCAAAGACCCAATCGGTCCATCAGCGGCACAAGCACTTATGGAGTGGTTTAGACTACACGCAGAGTCTGTTACAGGTAGAATGGGTTACGCTGCAGGGTATAAGAAAGACATTGAGTTAGATATGTTAGACCCAACAGGTGTTGTGGTAGAAAAATGGATTATCCAAGGAACGTTCATTACAGATTTAAACTTTAATGACTTATCATACTCTGATGAAGGTTTAGCTGATATCTCAGTTACACTAAGACCTGACAGATGTATTTTAGTATACTAAATAAATAGCCAAATAGATTTACCCAAATATGGGATAAAGACCCGAATTATAATTAGTTCGGGTTTTTTATGCTTTACATTTAGGTTATGGGATTTATATTTAAAACAAAAGAATTAGTATGAATGACGATAACTATAGATTAAACACCGCATTTGATGTAATACCATTACCATCTAAAGGGGTATTTTATAATGATGGGAGAGACTCACTTAAAGTTTCTTACCTAACTGCGTCTGATGAAAACATACTAACATCTCAAAACTTAATACAAAAAGGTACTGTAATTGATGAATTATTAAAGGCGAAAATCTTAGATAAAGACATTAGTGTTGATGACCTACACGACTCTGATAAAGAGGCGGTATTATTATTCTTAAGAAACACTGCGTATGGTTCAATGATTAATTTGGTGGTTACTGACCCTGATACTAATCAGAAGGTTGAAATTGAATATGACTTACAGAACGTGAAGTTTAAAGAATTCAATTTAGAGTCTGATAGTGAGGGATTATTTTCATATACTACTGAGACTAATCAAGTTATTAAGTTTAGATTCCTTACACCTAAGGATGAGGAAGAATTAGCAAAAATTGATGAGGTCTATAAAGATATGGTGGTTAAACCGACTGTAACTAAAAGATTAGAGAAAATGATTGTTGAGGTTGACGGAGAGAGAGACCCAATGAAGTTATCGCACTTTATTCAATTTTTACCTATCAAGGAATCACAACGGTTCAGGAAGTTTGTTTCTGAAAATACGCCGGGTCTTGATAAGGAGGTAGAGTTAATTCTACCTTCAGGGAAAAAAATACAGACGTTTTTTGGACTTGACACAGAGTTTTTTCGTCCTTTCTACGGACTATAAGTCCACACTACTTCAAGAAATTTATTATTTATCTAAGTTCCTACACTTTACGTATATGGACTATATGAGTATGCCTGTGTTTGAACGTAAGTTTTTACTGAATATGTTGGTTGAAGAAAAAGAAAAGGAAAACAACGAATGGGAAAAGAGTAAAAACAAAAACGACTAATACCATTTAAAAATCCAACTTAAGATATTTATGTAATGTAGAGTTTAAAAAGGTATAATACTCAACGCACTAATATATGAAAGAAAAAGATTTAAATTTTTTTAAGAAACTATGGGCTGAGAAGATTGGTAATGATAATAAATTTGATAACAAGTCTTTACAAGATACGCTCGAATTACTTAACAACCAATCAAAAAGCACTTCTACAACATCGAATACTGGGTCTAATAGTACCGGGGGCTTTATAAGTGCGACTAATAGTATTGTTAAAAGTTTAGATAATGGTTCAAGTGCTACGGCTAGATGGAGTGAGAATATCCTTGACTTAGGGGATAAATTTGGTACCGCATTTTTGGCAATAGGTGATAGTACTAAGAAATTTAAAGATATGTTTGCGGCGATTAGTAATTTAGTCAAGCCATTTATGGACTTAGACCAAGCACTACGTGATGACATAAACAAAGAGATGGGTATAACAGGTCAGTTATCCCGAAATATTCGAAACGAAGTACTTAATACTGCCAAACAAACAAAAATGTATGGTATTGATGTTAGGGATGTTTTGGAGGGGTATACCGGCATACTTAATACTTTAGGAAGGTCAGTACCATTAAGTAATGAATTTACTGCTAACTTATTAAAACAAGCTAAAGCATCAGGGGTATCATCAAGAAACGCGGGTCAGTTTGCGGGTCAACTAGAACGAATGGGTGTTAGTATTATTAGGGCACCTAAGATACTTGAAAGTATGAGTGATACCGCTAGAAGTATGGGATTAAATACTTCTCAGTTTATTGAGACTGCTACGAGTAACTTAAAACTAATTAATACGTTAGGGTTCAAAGAAGGAGTTGATGGTTTCACTAAAATAGCGGCTAAAGCATCATTAATTAAATTTGACTTGACCTCAGCAGCAACTAAAGCTTCTGAGTTGTTTGAAGCGGATAATGCGATTGAAATGGCGGCACAATTAAATGTGTTGGGTGGTGAATATGGCAGATTAGGAAATGCGATTGACCTTATGTTTATGCCGACAAATGATATGGAAGGGTTTACCGACTCAATAATGGAAGCTCAAAAACAGTTCGTTTCCTTTAACTCTGCAACACAAGAATTCCAATCATCTCCTTTAGACCTAAGAAGGGCAAAAGAATTTGCCAAAATTATGGGTAAAGACGTTAATACCGTTATGGAGGAAGCTAAATCAGCGGCTCGTAGGGATATGATTAAGAACAAAATATCTTTTATGCCAGGAATGGACGAAAATGATAGAGAACTAATCGCATCATTAGGTCAGTTAAATAAAGAGGGTAATGTTACTGTTCAAGGTAAGTTACTTTCTGATATGAGTGAGAAAGAAAGGGACGGTGCTTTAAATGCTCTAAGACAGGAAAATAAGAAAGGGAAGATGAGTACCGATGATATTCTTAGGGAACAAATGACCATTGGTACTGCGGCGAATAGATACTTAGAACAAATAGCCTTACAGGTTGGTGCTTTTGGTAATTCGGGAGGTTTAATTTCCACATTAGGTGATGACCTTAACGATATGGTTTACGGAGCACTAGATGAGGCACAAAGAGGTAAACTGTTTAGTACTATAAAAAATGAGGGAACTGTTGCGGCACTGAACGGTGTTGATAGTGGTAAATTCGGTGAGTTAAGTGAAGAATTTGCTACTGAGTTGAAAACGACATTAAGTAAGGCGTCTGCAGAGTATGGAACATTCGTTAAAACAGGAGCAACAAATTTTGGTCTTAATAAAGGTGCTCAAGCGATGTCAAAACAACAAACCACTAAAATTATTAAAGATAATTCTACACATACAGAAATCTTTAAAGATATTTATATCACCGTTGACGGTGTTACACAAAAGTTAACAAGAGATATGTATAAGACATTAGAGAAATTAACAAAAGAGTCTACAACACCAAATAATAAAGAAACCGAAACTGGTGGTGTATAATAATATAATAAAATATGTCAAACTTAAATTTTACAAATACAGAAATACTTAGACAACAATTGTTGTTGAGGAATTTAGGTAGTCCATATGGGTCACAGGCAACACTGCCTAAAGACTTTACTAGTTCGTCATTTGCGCAACAAAACACAAGTGATTATAGTGTTAGTGACTTACAGGATGTTTTAGAAGTTGGACAAAATGTACAGTCGACAATATCGAATTTAAACGAATATGGTCCTGACGAGTATTATTTACATAGTGTTAGTTCGGTACTTAATGGATTAGGAACAACATTAAATTATTTAGAGAGTTTTACACCAACAAACGGTGGGGGACTTATTTCAATTATAAACAACGGAGCTTCAGAATCTAGTGATGATAGTGAAATGGTAAGAATTGCCAGAACACAACTACAAGGGTTATCATTAGAAACCATGGGGGTTAAGTTAAAAAATTCTACATTAGGTAGGATTAATATATTAGATGCATTTACAAATTCAGATACCGCTACAGGGTTATTAACGGGTAGAGAACCTCTAATTGAAAGAGACTACCAAATTACAGTACCAGGCAATCCAATTACGAGAGCAGCAGAATATTTAGGTAGAGTATCGGGAGGTGAACTTCCGGTATCTTACATACCTGGTGAGTTCTTTGAGGGTAATGTGGATAAGGGTAATACTGAGAGATTCATTGACAAAGCAAAAGAGTTAACGGGTAAAATACTAAACTTAGATTTTAGTAGTGGTAAAAAAAGTTATAGTCAGAAGTTATTACAATATACTTCAGGGGGACAAAAGTCTCGATTATTTAAGAGTGTAAACTATAACAAATACCAACCAAATTTTGATTACACACCTAAAGAGGGTGGTGGTTTTATTAATAATGCTATTGATGCGGTGCAAGGATTAATTGGACTTAATCCACAGGACGGAGCGTTCTACTTAGGGAGTGGTACGAACGACCCAGCAACCTTATTTAGTTTTGATGGTAGTACGACAACAGAAAAAGGATATATGGTCTCAGGACCCTCTACTATGGTTAAATTATTTGAGGGAGTAACTCCTTTAAATACATATCCAGAGAACGATAGAAATTACTTAGTTGGTACAAGTTCTAAAAATGTTGAAACACAGTTCATATGGTTAGGTGATGACGATGTGGTTAGAGGAACTATTGATGGGGTGTCTGTACAATCAAACGAAAAAACATTACCTGAAAATGGATTATTAGGTAAGACACAACAAATAGTACAAGAGGCGGGTGAGTTAAAAGGTGAAGATAGATTAAAACATCCTGGTCATATCATCAGTAATGTGGCGTATAAATACCACGATGGTTATAAGGTTATTTCTAAGGGTAATGCCGTTAGAGGTGAGGATGATGATTTTTGTCGTGTATGGACAAAAGACTATGGTTATGATAGATACGGTAGGTTAGTTAGATATAAGGGGATACAAGACACTCAAAGACGTATAACAGGTTCTGTTATCAAGTCACAGATGATGCTGAATATAGGTCCAACAAGAGACGATGATGGTAATCCAATTAACTTTTTAAATGATGATGGTCAGAACTTATCCAAGTATATGTTCTCTATTGAGAACTTAGCATGGTCAGGTTCAGAAAAATTAAAGCAAAGACCAATTTGCGAACAAGGACCAAATGATGGTAGAATTATGTGGTTTCCTCCGTACGATATGAAGTATACGGATGATAATAGTGCAAATTGGACAACACATACATTCTTAGGAAGACCTGAGCCGATATATACGTATAATAATACTGAAAGGACAGGTACGTTAAGTTTTAAAGTGGTTGTTGACCACCCGACGATTTTTAATCTTTTGAGAAAAAAAGGTTTGGAAGACTTTGGAAAGGACGGTACCGGTGTGAAGAAGCAAGAACTATTGGATTCTTTTATTGCCGGATGTAGTCATTTTGACATCTATGAATTAGCAACAAGATTCGCAACATTAGATTACAAAGATTTAAGAACGTTAACTGATTTTATAGGTGAAAACCAAGACGGTAAGTTAAAAAGTGATAAGTTAGTAACAACTACAAATATAGAGGATGACACTGTTAATAAAATAGAAATCGAACCTGTATTTGGAAGAGAACCTAAAGAAATACAGTTATATTGGTTTAATGATATTCCTGGACCTGGAAATTCTACTTCGACAGAGCCAGATAGTGAATTCAATGATGACTATACGACATATAAGAATATGTTTAACGGCGAATACCAAGATAATGCGAATAAAATCACTAATGATATAATACCGAATACAACCGACTCACAACCTAACCTTAAATGGGAGAATAATGAGTTAGATGAGTTTAAGGGTATTTTAGAATCAATCGAAAAGGAAATAAAGAAAATTAAGGATGACGTTACAAAGACATTAAAACAAAGTGACGAATTTGTATTCCAAATTAATATTACATCGACAACCTCAGCAGTTGCTAGTCAGTCGTATAACGATGCGTTAGCGAAAAGAAGGGCGGAGTCACTTAAAAAGTATTTGTTAGACGGCAAATATGATGAAAAAAGAATTAAGGTTACGGTTACAACAACAGGTGAGAATCCTGATTTTTCAGGTATTAATTGTCAGGAAGACCAAATAAGAGTTAATTCTGATGTTGATGAGAGAATATACTCTAGGTCGGCAACTTATTGTAGAACTGCAAGGGCATCTATAACGGTTACGGGTAATCCAATAGAAGAAGAGATTATTAGAGGAAACACAACCATTGACCAAAAATACCCTATAGATAGGGACCCAGTAAAGACACAAAGAGACAATACAGATGAATTAGTTGGTATTCTATTAAAAACAATGCATAGTGAGTGTGATTACTTCAAAGAGTTAAAAGAAACCGACCCTGTTGTGTTTGATAACTTAGTGGATAAGTTACAATATTTTCACCCATCATTCCACTCAACAACACCTGAGGGATTAAATAAAAGATTAACCTTCTTACAACAGTGTTTAAGACCTGGTGAGACAATTAAGGTTTATGATGATGATAAAAACGAGATTACTGATATTTCATCAAACACTTCATTTGGTAGACCACCGGTATGTGTTTTAAGGATTGGTGACTTTTACCATAGTAAGATTATAGTAAACAATGTTAACATATCTTACGATGAGAATTTATGGGATATGAACCCTGAAGGTATTGGAATGCAACCAATGATTGCTTCGGTTAATATGGGGGTTAAGTTTATTGGTGGACAGGGAATTTCTAACGTAATAAATGAACTACAAAATGCACTGTCATTTAACTACTATGCAAATACAGAAGTTTATGATGGGATGGCAACAAAAACAGAAGGTGGTAGGAATACAGAAAAGTTAAAAGAAGAAGCGGGAAAAATGTCAGACGGCATTGATGATAGGGCTTTAGATAAGTTTGTGGACCAATTAAATAATCCTGAAATTTCTGAAGACAATGACCAATATTGGGGTAACTTAATCGATAGTCCCGAAGAGACGGACTATATTCAATACAACCAACTTTATAATGAGTTGATAAGTGATATTAACGAATATGTGAACACATTAACTAGTGAAGTTAAAACATTAACCGATAAACACGGTACTGTTGCTTTAATCACATTGTTTGATTTGGATGATAAGTCTTGGTTTAAAACTAACGTTAGAGTTGGGACCACTGATAGTGTTGACCTTAAGTTTATTGGTATAACTACTGAAGATTATAATGAGTATTTTACTAAGATTATTAGTAACGTTAGAGAACTTAATGAATCTGATGTTACAAACAACCCGATATACGAGGAATTAAATAAAAAGTTAAACTTTAATAACAAGAAAAAGGATGTATTAAAAGATATCATTGATTATTTAATAGATGAGGTTAATAGTAGGTTTAATACACTTGGTACAGATATAAATGACTCGTTAATTAAGATTAGAAAAACACAAAGAACACTACAGAAAAAACTCGATATCTTTGATATTATATTAGGTGATGAAATAGATGGGTACCAAAGTAAAGAAGAGGGTAATGAAACAATCGTTAAGTTCTTAAACAATTTAACTGTGGATAATGGTGATTTAAAATCGGAAGTTAAAGACTCACTAACAAAATTAAATAATTTCATAGAGGATTATACTGAAATTGTTAGGGGAGACGCTTCATCATTCTTTAAGAATATAAAAGACATTGGTAACGAATCTAATTTATCTAAAGACTACTTCTATGAGGTCATACTTTACTACTTCTTAAAGTCGAATATCGTTGATTTTGATGATACGATTAAAAACAATTCACCAGAATTTGATAATAGGAAAGTTAGACATGGAGTTTACGAATATCTAACAAATTTAAATGTCGGAGGGTCATTTATTAGTGATAGTATTGTGTGGGAAAATATTAATGATGCAAATGGTATATATGAGTTTGTTTTAACTGACACTGTTAATCCAGCAAATAAAGAAATAATAGATGAATTCTATAACCCACTATATACGGATGGTAATCAAAGGGGGAGTGATAATTCTGAGTTTACTTGGAAAATAGAAGATACGAGAGATGAGATTGCGGCTTTAGATAAATGGACTGTGAACTATGTACCTGATGAAACAAACCAATATTTAGCTTAAACTATGGAATACTACGACAGATATAATCAATTTCAGAGTGACGGAGAGCACAGAGTTGTTCCTCATATTACACTAACTAAAAAGAGTAGTGATATTATAGTTACGTATAAAAAAAACGTGTCTAGATTAGATAAGTTTTCACAACAATATTACGGGACACCATTCTTTGGATGGTTAATTCAACAAGCAAACCCACAATATGGTGGTTTAGAGTGGAATATTCCTGACAATGCTACTATAATTATCCCATTCCCACTTCTAACTACATTAGAGGAGTATAAGGCTAAGGTGGATGATTATCAATATTATTATGGAAAACAGTAAAGGTAAAAAAAAACAGGG